GAGCGAGTTCAACTGGCGCATCCCGGCGCGGCAGGGCAAGAACGCCGTGCGGTTCATCCTCTTCGACACGAACTACTGGAAGAGCTTCATCCGCTCGCGCCTGCGCGTGGCCAGGGGCGACCCCGGCGCGCTGACTGTCTTCGGCAAGCGGCCCGAGCACCATCGGATGCTCGCCGAGCAGCTCACCGCCGAGTTCTCGGTCCGCACCGAGGGGCGCGGCCGCGTCGTGGACGAGTGGCAGATGCGGCCGACGCATGCGGACAACCACCTCCTCGACTGCCTGGTCGGCTGCGCCGTAGCGGCGTCGGAACAAGGCGTGGTGCTCGCCGGCACGGGAGGCGCGGTGGCGAAGAAGAAGCCGCCGATCAAGCTGTCGGCCCTGCGAGGGAGGAAATCATGCTGAAGCCTGTTGCACGGGAGAAGCCCTCTCTTGGGCTGGTCTGCAGCCATTGCGGGTGCCGCCACTTCCATGTTGTCTACACGGAGCCGAAAGACGGTTTCATTCTCCGGCGTCGGGCGTGCAGGCATTGCGGCCGTCGCGTGACAACGAGGGAGTTGCCCCAGTAGGCATTGGAAGCGACCCATGGCCTGTCTGACCTCCATATATGGAACGATTTTCACTGTTTTGCCCTGGCGCCAAGTAGGAACCTTGCCCCTGCATACCTGGGCATGTAGATTGCGGGTAGACAACCGAGCCGGGCACAACGCGGGCTGATCACCCGCGCCAAACCCAGGGACGCATTAGGCAACAGGCAGCCTGACCTGTTGCCTTTTCGCGTTTCTGGTGCCCGCGCCGGTAGCTTTGGAGACGAGGATCAATGCCCGAAGACCTGTCCGATGCCATCCGCACCAATGCAAGCGGCCCTCGCGCCGCCAAGGGCGACAGCGGCAGCATGGAGCAGCACGGTTTGAAGGACCAGATCGAGGCAGACCGGTATCTCGCCAGCAAGAGCGCGGCCGGCGGCAAGGGCTTGGGCGTGAAGGTGTCGAGGTTGGTTCCTCCTGGAGCGGCGTGATGACGGCGACGGCCAAGCAGGCCAAGCAACCGGTGGATCTCGCGCGCAGGCGGATGTTTCCCATCCGCCACATCCGCGCCGGGTTCGACTCGGCCAAGACCACGGCGAACAACCGCCGCCACTGGGCCTTGGCGGACGGCCTGTCCGCCGACGCGGCGGCCGCGCCCGAGGTGCGCCGGACACTGCGAAACCGCGCCCGCTACGAGGTGGCGAACAACAGCTACGCGCGCGGCATCGTCTTGACTATCGCGAACGACACGGTCGGGACCGGGCCGCGCCTGCAGATGCTCGCCGGCGACGAGACGCTGAACCGCGAGGTCGAGCGGGAGTTCGCCCTCTGGTCGGGGGCCGTGGGCCTGCCGGAGAAGCTGCGCACCATGCGCATGGCGCGCGCGCAGGACGGCGAGGCCTTCGGGATCCTCGCGAACAACCCGCGCGTCGACCATGAAGTGCAGCTCGACCTTCGCCTCGTGGAGGCGGACCAGGTCGCCAGCAACGTCGGCAAGCTTCTGGACCCCATGGAGGTGGACGGCATCCGCCTGGACGCCTTCGGCAACCCGGTCCTGTACCGCGTGCTGAAGAGCCATCCCGGGGAAGGGACCTACATCTACGGCGACTCGGCCTTGGAGATCCCGGCCGGCGCCATGATCCACATCTTCCGCTCCGACCGCCCCGGCCAGCACCGGGGCATCCCGGAGATCACCCCGGCGCTGCCGCTCTTCGCGCAGCTTCGCCGCTTCACGCTGGCGGTCCTGTCCGCCGCCGAGGCCGCCGCCGACTTCGCGGGCATCCTGTACACGGACGCGCCCGCCGGGGGCGAGGCGGAGAACGTGGAGCCGATGGACCTGATCGAGCTCGAGCGGAACATGCTGCTCACGATGCCGGGCGGCTGGAAGATGGGCCAGGTCGAGCCGCAGCAGCCGGCCACCACCTACGCCGAGTTCAAGAAGGAGATCCTGAACGAGATCGCCCGGTGCCTGAACATGCCCTACAACATCGCGGCGGGCAATTCCTCGGGCTACAACTACGCCTCGGGCCGGCTCGACCACCAGACCTACTACAAGTCGATCCGCGTGGACCAGGCGTTCATGGCTTCCGCCATTCTCGACCGCATTCTCTCGGCCTGGCTGTGGGAATACGCTCTCGTGTTCGGCTTCCCCACGGGTCTCTTCGGCGACCACCGGACGCTGCCCGTGCACCAGTGGTTCTGGGACGGGATGGAGCACGTCGACCCGGCGAAGGAGGCGACCGCCCAGGCGACCCGGCTCGCCAACCACACGACCACCCTCGCGCACGAGTATGCCCGGCAGGGCAAGGACTGGGAGGCGGAACTGCGCCAGCGCGCGCGGGAGAAGGACTTGATGAACGAACTGGGCCTGACTGCGGCCGAGACCGTGCCGCCTGCCCGGGATGAGAGAGACCAAGACGATGAATGAATTCCTGTTGATCGAAGCGGCTCGGAGCGACCGTCCCCGCGTGATGGGGCTGGCCTACTCCGGCGGCAAGATGAACCTCCCCGGCTGGCGCCACCCCGTGGTGGTCGACCTGGCGGGGCTGGAGCTGCCCGAATCGGTGCCGCTTCTCACCAACCACGAGAACCGCACAGGCTCCCGCGTGGGGCTCGTGCGCGCCCGCGTGGAGGACGGTTCCCTCACCATTGAGGGGGAGATCACCTCCAGCAACGGGCTGGCGCAGGGCATCGTCGAACAGGCGAAGGCCGGCGCCGATTGGCAGCTTTCCATCGGCGCGGAGGTGAGGGACGCGGAGCTGGTGCGCGGCGCCCGCGTCGTGAACGGCCAGGAGCATGAGGGGCCGTTCTATCACGTCAAGCAGTCCGTCCTGCGCGAGGTGTCGGTCGTGGCCGTTGGAGCGGACGCCGCCACCCGCATGAGGATCGCGGCGAAATTCAACCTGAGTGGAGGATTCCAGATGAACGAGTTCGAGAAGTGGCTTGAGAAGCACGGCATCAAGGCCGAGGGCCTCGGGGAGAAGCGCCTGGCGGCGCTGAAGGCCGCGTTCGAGTCGGGCGAGGAGCCGGTTGCCGGCCCCGCGCCTGCCGCCGCGCCGGTTCCCCCTGCCGCGCCGGCCAAGGAGGATGACGAGACCAAGATGATCGCGCCCCCGAAGCCGGCCCCGAAGGATGCGGCTCCGGAAGCAGGCGCGCAAACCGTGCAGGCCATGGCGGCGGCGCGGAGCGAAGCGCAAGACGCCATCCGGGCCGAGCGGGAGCGAGTCTCCGCCATCCAGGAGATCTGCGCGGGCGAGTACCCGCAGATCGAGCGGGAGGCGGTCAAGGCCGGCTGGTCGGTGGAGGATACCTCGCAGAAGGTCCTCAAGGCCATGCGCGAGAACCGCCCCCAGGCGGACGCGAGCATCTCCGTCCGGCGCGGGGCCGACCGGCGCTGCGACAGCGAGACGCTGGAAGCCGCGTGCGTTCTCGCCGCCGGCATGACCCGGCCCGAGGACCATTACGCCGACGAGGTGCTGGACCGCGCCGGCCGGCGCTTCCGTGGCGGCATCGGCCTGCAGGAGCTGATCCTGGAGGCCGCGTGGGCGAACGGCTACCCCGAGCGAACGTTCCGCGAGAGCCGGGAGGCGCTGCGGTACGCCTTTGCGCCGGACATCCGGGCGGCTGGGCTCTCCAGCGTGAACATCGGCGGCATCCTGTCGAACGTCGCCAACAAGTTCCTTCTGGAGGGGTTCTACTCGGTCGAGCGCGTGTGGCGCAACATCTGCGCCGTGACCAGTACGAGCAGGTCGCGCCGGGCGGGGAATTGAAGCACGGCACCCTTGGGGAGGAGAGTTTCACCAACAAGGCCGACACCTACGGCCTCATGCTCTCCATCGACCGCCGGGACATCATCAACGACGACCTGGGCGCGATCACGCTCGTGCCGCGCAAGCTCGGCCGGGGTTCGGGCCTGAAGATCAACGACATCTTCTGGACCACGTTCCTCGACAACGCGGCGTTCTTCACCGCCGGGAACAAGAACTACCTGGTGGGCGCGGACACCGCCCTCGGGATCGACGGGCTGACCAAGGCCGAGACCGCCTTCATGGAGCAGGTGGATTCGGACGGCAAGCCCATCGGCGTGATGCCGGCGGTCATCCTCGTACCTCCGGCCCTGAGCGCCTTGGCGACCCAGCTCAACAAGTCGCTGGAACTGCGCGAGCCCGGGGCCGGCGCCAAGTATCCGGTCTCGAACCCGCACCAGGGCAAGTTCCGGGCCGAGGTCAGCCGCTACCTGTCGAACCCGACCTACCCGGGCGGGTCGCAGAAGGCGTGGTATCTCCTGTCCGATCCGAGCGACCTCCCCGTGATCGAGGTCGCCTTCCTGAACGGACAGGAATCCCCGGTCATCGAGACGGCGGAGGCGGACTTCAACGTGCTCGGCGTGCGGATGCGCGGCTACCACGACTTCGGCGTGGCCTTGCAGGATCCGCGCGGCGGGCTCAAGAGCAAGGGCGAGGCGTAGGCCGGGCCGGGCAATTCGCGCTGCCGTGCAGGCGGTTGCCCCTTCTGATGCGCGCGGCCTCGCCGCGAGGACAAGACTGACGGAGGAACGAATATGAGCGCAAGCTTCATTCAAGAAGGCGGTGCCGTGGATTACACCCCCACGGCGGACGTGGCCGCCGGCACGGTCGTGGTGCGGGCGGACCTGGTGGGCGTGGCCCAGCGGGCGATCCCCGCGAACACCCTCGGGGCGCTGCAGGTGGAAGGCGTATTCTCCTTCCCCAAGGCGACGGGGGCCGGCACGACCATTGCCGCCGGCACCATGGCGTACTGGGATGCCGCCGCGAAGGTGGCCACCCACGACGACGCCTTGGGCGCGAACAAGCTTCTCGGGAAGACCATCGCCTCGGTCAGCGAGGCCGATGCCACCGTGCGCGTCCGGCTCAGCCAATAGGCGGGCCGAAGATGGCGGACCTGTTGCAGCGGTCAAGCGATTGGCTGGAGGGGATGCGGGAGAAGCACCGCGCCATCCAGGCCGAATACCGTCGCGGCGCGGAGGCGATCTCCGTCCCCGCGACGGTAGGCAGGACCGTGTTCCAGGTCTCCCGCGAGTACGGCCTGTTCGAGCGGCACGAGTCGCGCGACTACCTGGTGAGCGCCGAGCACCTCGTCCTCGCCGGCTCGGCCGCGCTTCCGCAGCGCGGGGACGTCATCCGCGAGACGGACGGGGCCAGGACCTACGAGTACGAGGTCATGGCCCCCGGGAGCGAGCCGTGCTGGCGCTGGTCCGACGACTACCGGCGGACGCTGCGGATCCACACCAAGCTGATCGGAACGGAGGATGCATGAGATGGAGACCGTCGAGTTCCTTTTGACCCCGGTGGCGAACTACGGCTTCCTCGGCTTCTCCGTGGTGCTGCTGGCGATGGTCATCTGGCTCATCAAGCAGCTCCTGAACGTCATGAAGGCGAACAACGTGATCGTGGCCGAGAACACGGCTGCCATGCGGACGCTCACCGCGACCGTGTCGGACCTGATGATCCTGAACCGCAGCCTCCACGACAAGATCATCTCCCGTCCGTGCATCGCGAGGGAGGAGTGACCGTGGCCTTGATCCCGAATATCGCCCAGGCGGTCGCGGACAAGCTGAACGGCTCGGCGTTCTCGATGCCGTTCACGGCGGAGCGCGCCTACCGGCCCGCCTTCGAGCTGCAGGACATGAAGGATCTCCACGTCACCGTCGTGCCCAGGGGGATCGCGTCGTCCGTGCTCGACCGGGGGCGCGCGCGCGAGGACGTGCAGATCGACATCGCGGTGCAGAAGAAGGTCTCGACCGACGCGCCAGGCGACCTGGACCCGCTGATGGCGCTCGTGCAGGAGATCTCCGACGCGCTGCGGGGCGCGAACCTGCCGACCGCGCCGGAGGCCATGTGGGTGAAGGCGGCGAACGAGCCGGTCTTCGCGCAGGAACACCTCCAGGAGATGCGGCAGTTCACGAGCGTGCTGACCGTGACGTATCGCGTGGCGAGGTGAACCGATGAACAACGTGATCATGAGGCAAGTGAATGTGGCCGCCGACTTCGCGCCCCTCGTCCCCGAGCCGCTCGTGGGCACCTTCGAGATATCCACCCCGCCGACGAACGCGGGGAACGTGATCTTCAAAGGCGACGACGGCAGCGAGATCCAGTGGCTGCCCGGGGAGTACCACACCATGGTGCGGATCGACCTAGCCGAGATCCAGGTCAAGGGACAGGCCGGTGACAAGGTAAGCGTGGTCGGGGGCACATGGTGATGGGAGCTGAATCTTGGGCTACTACAGCTTCCCCTCGTGCGCCGGCGGCGACGGATTCGATGTGCTCAGGAAGAGTCTGTCGCAGGATGAGGCCAACCAGAAGCGAATCGTGCTGCCGGAGTTCCAGGTGGCGCCCGGAGAGGTGATCCTCCTGATCGAGGGGGCGCCCCCGCAGATCTACGGCGTGGACTACATGGTCGTGGGGAACGAGCTCATCTGGGGCGGCATGGGACTGGACGGCCAGCTGGCCACGGGGGACGAGATAACGGTGGTGCACCAATGAGCAAGATGCAGCGCAAATGGATCGAGAACGAGGCGGTGGGGCCGCGCCAGTTGGACCTGGAGTTCCCCCTGGCCACGCGCTGCGCCACGGAGCCCCCGGACGGCCAGATTCCCGTTCGGACAATGACCCTGTGGCTGAACGAGGCGACGAACCGGCT